TATCAAAGCAATCCATTACATAGTCATAATGGTACATTACAACATCTTCAGCAGTCTTTTTATCAGTTCCTGATGAAATCAATTTTGCAATAACCTTTTCTTTTGTAATATCTGTATCAGGGTTAGCATCACCTTCAAAAATTTTAAGTTTTTTCATAGTACTTACTTATGAAACCCTAAAGCCTCGTTTTTAGTTTTAAAGAAATTAATAAGATTATAATTAGGTGCTTTTGTAAATGACATCCAAAGATAATAATCAGGATTGACATTACCACCCCAAATTGACAAATCCCTTTGAGGTTTATATCCCCAATAACAAGGTATTTTAAATAATGTAGTACCATCTTTAACTTTTATACCTTCCTGTTTATCAGCCCATTTAGCTATATTAGCCACATTGGAATCAAAATGATCATCACCTTGCTTATCGGTAAGATACCCTCTAAATTTATAGGGATCACCCGCAATTTGGGTTGTCATTCCTGAGCCAGGAGAGTATGATGTCCATAATGAATTTTGTTGAATATAGACAACATCTGTTGGATTCCAATCCTCGTTTATTTTTAACTTTTTCATATGGTTGATGTACTAATTAATTTTTGATTATTTACTTTTCTTTGAAGAAATCTCTTAATTCTTAATAAAAATGCTAAAGGCTTATTTATTTTGTAGTAATAAATATTCTCGAAAAAATCCTTAATTGTTATATTCTCGTTATTAACAGTTATAATTGAATCACCCGACAAGCATTTACCTGATTGTCTACTTGATAAAAATATATTAAATCTATAGCTTTCAAATTGTCTAAGCACTCTTGATTGATATGGTCTTAATTTTATCTGTTGAATACCATCATCTGTCATACAATATGCATAATTATTAGCAAAGTATAGACATGATGCTTGTAATTTAGCAAGCTCTGTTATTTCTTTATCGGTATATTGGAAATGTAAATAACCTTTCCTTTTCCTTATATCTTTAAGATAAAATGGGTTGTTCCTTGGTAAGTATCCCGTTTTATTATATTCTTTTAATATTTCTTCTACCCTTTCGGTACTGTATATATTTTCGTTAGCCATAATATCAATATTTTCGTTGTATTTACCGCTACAGGAGAGGCATTTTCCTTGAACTCAGACAGTTTTCATGGTATAAGCACAACATGAAAATGTAAAACTTACCAAAGCGAATTAAAAGTCACTAAAGATGAAGGTATTTCTTGTAATCCTATTGCTGATAATATTCTATTTAAATATGCTAAATAATTAGTCATAAATTGTACATCGTATGATACAGGAAACTTCTGCAAAAATTGAGGTGGTATTACACCTATCGGAAAGGCAAACACATCTGTTGATGCATTTGATGTCCAATACCATTGAACTTTATCACCCGATTTTATTATAGAATATTTTTGCTTTATCTCATTAGATGACATGGAAATCTCATTATTATATTGTGCTATTGCTCTCATATATGCCTGAGAACCCGCAATTGTCTTTATTTCATTGTTTGAACTTTCAAGAATGTATTTACCCAAATTGTTTACCCTTTGTGCGGGTAGGACATTTATTATGTCAGTATGTATAAATTCTTCCTTTACTTGCTTTACTTTTTCTATTATTACCGCATAATCTATATTATCTACTTTTATAATATAGTCAATAACAATCTCTTTCAATTTATTACGTATAAATTTTGGTACAGATGCCTGATTTATTTCGAGACCAACGGCTTTTACATTTTCATATCTTCCAAAAGTATTACCATCAGCCCATAATGATTCCTTAATATACCTTTTTTTAGCGGTAATAAGGAATTTACCAACTATTTGCTCAAATGTTAAGTTAAGACATGGCTTACCCGATATTCTTGTCTGTAAACCATTATGTAAGCCGATAAAATACGAAAGCATATGACCAAGTGCGGGATATATGTCAAGTTCGTTTAATTTTAATATGAAATCTTGAACGCTACCTTTATAATCAGTATTCTTAATAATTTTGCCATAATTAACAAATATGGAATCAGTATCACCATATATAACAATATCACCTGTCACAGGTATTACCTTTGTTATTCCAAGTTGTTTATGAACATCGTATATGTATGGAAATCTTTCCTTAAAGTACTTATTGAACCAAAATTTGGTATATTTAATTACATAAGCTGATTGTGTTGATATTGATGAGGCAACATATTTGTCATATAGTACAAAATTACTAAAGCCAAATACACCATATATTGAATTGAGGATTTTTTTCAAAGATAAATCCTCACTCTTTTTGGTAAATCTCAAGTTTTCAAGACGTATAATTTCATCTTTAATTTCTTGTACTGTCACCTCTTGTCCTTGCTTAAACCTGCAGTACTGTAAACCTAAATTATATACCATGATTAAAATTGACCATTTATATTATTGAATATACCACCAAAACCATCCGATTCCTTCTTATATTCTTTAACATCATTTTTATTTACATTACTCATAAATTCCATAACCGCATTATCAACCATTACTTCAGAAATTCCTAATGGTCTTTTTAATTTTATACCTGATAATTTAGTACATCTAGATAAGGCAACATATGTCTGACCCGTGTCGAATATTCCTCTTTCACCTGTATCTATGACATATTCTTCAATAGTACAAGACTGAGATTTATGTATAGACATGGCATAACCTATGGATATTGGATATTGGATAAATTTTCCTGTACCCATAGACCTAACCTCATTAGATGATTTATCAAATTCATATTTTTCAGAATGGAACTCAACCTTGCCTATACTTACAATACAGCCGCTGTCTAATTCAACATCCATAAGCTCACCATCAAAATTAATAAGTTTTCCAACAGTTCCATTGATATATTGCCCGCTTTCTCTATCATTTGAGCGAATCATAACCCTAGCACCTATTTTTATTTTTATTACCTCGTCAACAGCACATTGCTTAACATTGAAATTTCCTTCTACTTTACCAACCAAAGTTATTGGTTTTGAACTTATTTCGTCAAGTTTTTTATTATTATAATATTCTACATCCTTATTATAAGTACATAATACAATGGCATCATCTTTAATTTCGTTATGAACCATAATTTGGTTATGTTCATTAAGCTGAGAACGTGTTATTGTGCCATATTTTATAGAATTTAAAAATGAAATAAATTTTTCATCTTTCTGTCTAAAAATTCTTGTAAAATTTATGGTTGTAATTGGTACAAATTCAAATGGTTTTGCTGAATAAAAGTATTTTGAGCCAAATGTATGCCTGATATAATCCATTTCAGATTTATCTGAAATTACAGGTGGTAATTGGTATAAATCACCAACTAATATTAGCCTCTTTCCACCAAAAAATTCGTCTATATTAAGTGCTTTTCTATAAAATTCGTCTATTGCCGAAAGCATTAAAGATGAAACCATTGATATTTCATCTATAACTAATGTTTCGGGTATGGCATACTTTTCTAAGCTATTTTCATTTGGCTTATGTATATTACACGGAAATAAAGGCTTAGGTGGGAATCCAAAATAAGAATGTATGGTTTCACATTCTATACCATCTGTTCTTAGGTTGTTGGCGGCAACCCCTGTAGGAGAAAGCACAACATACGAACCAAGTTTCATGTTTGATAATAAAAGTTTTAGGAACGTAGATTTTCCTGAACCCGCAGAACCTGTTATAAAAAACACACCGTTTTCTGTTGTTACAGTATCATATGCCTTTTCAAATTCGTCTGTTATTTCTAACCAATCAGGTTTAATAAGTTTTGATAAATCAGCCATTTTTATTATATTTTGTAATTTTATATAAAAACAGACCAATATTAATCAAGCCTCATATGAACCCTCAGCATTTACAAGCCTACTCAAAGGTACTCTATTGCCATCACGAAGCTCTTTAGGGTTTGAAAGATTTAAGGAATTTATCATTGAATTTGTTATCAACGATGTAAGGAATGAAAAAGCATTAGATGATTCAAGCATTGTGTATTTTATACAATGGCAGTCAACGATTTCTGTCTTTTGAAATTTATCTTCAAATATAGTTTCCTGTAACCTTGATTCATCACCTATTAATTTAAAACACACATCTGAGAATACAGACATATCTTCTTTGTTAAAAATGTCAATTATGGAAAGCTTTTTTTGAACTGTGTAATTTGTACATCTAATCACACCTTGTGATTGATACTTTTCTTTTACTAGATTAACTATATTTTTAAGAGTTATATTTTCATTTCTTCCTAAAGATACTATATCATTTTCATAATTAGCGTCTTCGCCTATTGTTATAGATATTATACCATAGTTTTTAATATTGATCTCAATTTTATCTCCAACAATAAAATTTTGACATAATTTAATTGCCGCACAATTATAAATATTAAATGTTCTCCAATATTTACATAGATCATGAGTTGCTGTTGAGATTGCATCCTCTCGTATATCATCGGTAGCTAAATAGAACCTTTTACCAACATGTAAGCAATGCTTTCTGAACATATTCAGAAAATCTGTACTGAGTTGATTGTTGATTATACATTTTCTAAGTTCAACATCATATCTTTCCCTGTCTATGTAATAATTGTTCTGTTTTGCCATAATAGTATTAATTTGTATGTGGTGATTCTTCTTCAATCATTGTTTTGTTTTTCTCAAATTCTTCCAATGTCATAATTGCGAATTTGTCAATATATAGATATTTTTGAGAGTACATTGGTTGACCTTTATCATTTTTTATAGCCTCATACAATTTAATCATATCGAGTTTTTTCTTAACTGTCATTGTTTGTTTGGCATCCTCAATCAAGAAATTGGCATTGTGTTTTATTCCAAACGATGTTCTAAAAGATTTGTCTGCTTTTAATTCTTTATGTTTAAGCATACAATTTATATAAATTGGTGCTGAAAGTACTTGGTTAAAAGTAGTCATCATACGATTTATAAAATTGAAGTAAGATAAATCCTCATAGGATAAGTTATCATCAGCGTAAAATATAACCTTTCCACCACCATTATTATCAGCTCTATCAAATCGTTTTGTTGGAAGTCTAGATATTTCGTTTAGTCTACCATTAAAATAATCAACAACTTTCATGTTTGTCAAATCTGGACCTTCCTGTTTAAGTGTGTCTATCTGTGATTGAGAACCATTAACCGATGGTACTACAATATTCCTTGAGTACGATATAGATGGTTGACCGTTTACAGTAACCTCACCACTGTCAAAATTTATAAGTAATGTTTCTTTAAAATGATTAACAAATTTCCTTAATGCTTCAAGTGCTTTATCTGTTGTTTTATTACCAACAGGTACTACCATCTTTATACGTGATTGGCAATTCATGATAAACCAACCAACTGTAGCATCCTCTAATTTTCTTTTTAAGTTGAAATCCCTGAGTAATCTTTCAACATAAGACAGATTTCCTGTAGTATCTATATCCAAATATGGTATATAAAGTATTTGATTTTCAGATAATGTTACCCTACTACCATCTGTTTTTACATATTCCCAACCTTTAATTTTTTTCTGATTCTCACTAAGATCACGTATATCAACATATTTAAGCCTATTTGGGTCAATTTCAACAAATCCTATAATTTTTACAGGATATATATCCTCTTTCTCAGTGCCATCTGTATAAAATTTACTGTTTTCATACATTTCAAATAGGCTTTGTATTTTATCAAGACCACTTTGGACTTTGGCTACTTGACCTTTGTATACTTTAACTCTTTCTTTATCATCTTTTTCTAATTTCAGATTTTCATTTATGGAAACTAATGATTTTTTAAGTTTAATTATTTGATCATTAAGTTCTGCTTTTGTTTTATATTCATACAGGATTTCGTATGATAGACACCCATCTATTAGCCATTGTCTGTATTTTTTCCAAGCTACATTTTCTCCATCAAAATCCAATAGTGAATATACATCCTCAAAAAATGACATTATTGATTCCTTTACATCCTTTTGGTATTTTTCATTTGTAAATTTTATTTCACAGTACCTGTTGAATTCGTTCGTTATAACTGAATCATCACATACACAATCTAATATATATTCTATTTCAGGATACGTGGAAAATTTTCTTAAGTATTTTCGTTTTTCGTTATAACTAGATTTTGAATATGAATTGTCCTCGTATGTATCTTCATGCCCTCTAGACCAACTACTATAGGCTTTATATAAATCATCCTCATATGTTATAGAATTGGTTTCTTTAATTATAGAATAATCAATTCCTATATTACCAAGCCGTTCAGCTAGTTTTGTTATAGGTTTAAACAATATTGGTATAGCCATAAATTTATTTTATATTATTTAAACAAATATTGTTTAAAAGTTTCATTATCTTATATTTAAAAAGCCTGTAATTGTTCATCACAGGCTTTATTTGTACTATATTTGTAACTTATTTGCTTGTTTTTGCTTTTTTGTTTTCAAAAACAGCTTTACGATACCTTTTCTTTACTGATTCATTGATTGATTTTTTAATACCATCTTTACAGGCTTCATCAATATTTTCTTCATTGTTCACAATTGCATCAACTGTAGCATCAACTATGTCACCAACAACATCAGATGGAATACCCGCATCTACCATTGCACCAACCAAATCATTAACAGATATTGTTTCAGTACCTGTAGCACTTGTGGCAGCGATTATTTGATCTTTTACATCATCAGTAACAGATTCAGTACCTGTTAATATACCATCAATATCTCCACTTTCAATAATTTTATCATCAATTATTTCATCCGCCTCTGATTCTGTGATTTCTGTGATTTTTGCTTTACCACCTTCATTTGCCTCAGCTTTTTTTATAATTTCATTTGATAACAAAATCTCAGGGTCAAACTGTTGACCATCCTCAGATTGGAAATATCCATTGTCAGAAACAAAAGAACCGCTACCATTTGAAAAAGTACCTTGGTCATCTACATATGTTAATGTTGAATCAACAGGTAAAACAACCTTATCATCAACACTTAAATCATCTGTTGTTTTGTAAGTGTCACCATCTGTTAGCTCAACACCAAATTTTTCAGAAGCGAAATTTTCAAAAACAGGAAGTTTTTTACCAATTTTAGACTTAAAAGTTTCGTTGATTTTATAAGCTTTCATAATTAGAATTTTTAATTTTTATTATTTAGTAATATTACTATCATTCATTGATTTATAATTTTCATTTAATAGTTTGCCGATAAGTTTTCAAATATATCATTTATTCGTTTCTTCATCATTATATAAATGTTTCTGTGTATCCTATCCAATTCTTCAATAAATACTTGTACCTTTTGTTTATTTCTTGATTTTACGTATCTTACGCAAATTTCTAATGTTTTGTCCATATCTATTGATGGAACTAAAGTTCCTAGTTGCCTTCCGTTGATATAAAATTCATTCATATAATCAACGCTTTTATTCCTGTGTATAAGTATAATACTTCTTACTAGTTCTGTTATTTTTCCATCATCATTTCCACAAATTTCATCGGATTCCAAGGTATTATACAACGATTTAATCATATCAATTTTCTCTGAATCGAAAATTGATTTTATTATTACTACAGATTGCTGTAAGTTTATTTCTTTCTTTGCATCATTATCTATTTTTTCTGAAACTTTTTCCAAATATGCACTAACACGTTCCAATGTTGGTGCTATCGCTGCTATATCCCCTACAATCTTTGATGTTTCAGAATTACTTGATTTAATGAATTGTTTAAACATCATAAGGAAAACAATCATAAAAACAGTAAACAAAGAAATTGACATCCAAATAGCAAATGATGTATTAGTTGTTGTTAAGCCGTATTTTTCAATATCCGATGATAATTTACCTATATTTTCTGCATTATTTTTGACAGACTGATTTACGACCTGTTGTATAACATCCAATAGTATAACTCCCATAGCTCAAAAATTTTATTTTAATTATTTAATAAAATTTGATACGTATATTATATTATTGGGGTAGTATTTTGTAACTTTCAGGCGGTATAACACCCGATGCTTCGGTCATACGCATATGTTGGTACTCTACATTCATTTTTAGGTAATAATCCTTATAACGTGAATCTCTAATTTTTAAAAATTTAAAATAAAATTCTTTATTCATACGCATAGTTTCGGGTGTTATCATACCAATCACATTATCAGCTCTATGGAAAAGTCCACTTGATTCAGATAAGAAGCTTCCCATCTCTATATCTGATGTATTGGCATTTTTAATTGTAGCTTGATGTGCTGTTACCATTGCCCAATCATTGTCAACACCTGCTTGAAATAGTACCTCAGCATTGGATTTATGATAAGAGTACATACTTTCGGGAGAAATACCAAAATCATTACCAAGTTCTGTAAGATAATCCAAAATTATAGCATCAAAATGTATACCTCTTTCCTCTTCAAGTCTTTTTATATCAGAAACAATTGTAAGTGGGGTTGCCTTTGAATATCTCATACCCAAGAATACTCCAACACCTTTTGCATCATGTATTATGTTTCTTAAGGCATCTTGTACAACATCCTGAGATTCAGAAAAACGTGCGTATTCATACATTGGTATATTTAGTATATTACTACCTATCCTCTTGTATATTTTATCTATACCCATTTCAAGAGATACAAGTACAACATTTTTCTTTGCAATAGACATTCCCGCAGCTAAATTACCCAAAACTAATGATTTACCACTGTTTGGTGCACCCGCAAATATAGTTAAAGTTCCAGGAGCAAAACCGCCATTTTCCTCAAAATCGGACAAAGCTTGGTTAATAGCGGGAAATCCACTATTAACATAATTTTCGGCTTTCATCTGAACATGTTCTTTAGCATCCCAAAAATCGTGTATCTCAGCCTCATGCATGTCGATACAAGAACGTCTAACAACCATGTCTTTTGCTCTGTTGATGATTGTCTTAACATTGTCGGGTGTTATAGTCTGTGTCTGCATGTATTTTACAGCCGATTTGTAACCCTCTTGAGCATTTTGCCAACTAATCCAAGAACCAACGGTTTCTTTAAGCCATATGTCAGAATAATTATTGATGTTTGTTGATATTATATGCCTTGAAATATTTAAGAATCTACTTATATTTTCATCAACATTGCTGTTGGCATCAATGATATAGTTTTCTTTGTCTTCCTTTACTAAGACCTCTATTTGCCCGATATCAGGGCTAACAGTGTCAAAGAGAGCCTCCCTGAACCTAGTATTGAATTCTTTAGCTAACCTAAATAAAAGCCTACAATATGAATCCTTAAAAAAAGATTCATCAATTTTAGCCATCAAATTTAGGTTATTTCTTCTTTGGGTGTAACAAAATACTATTTGCTCAAAATCCGTTGTACTGTTATCTATCATTAAAATCTATGAAATAATTTTTATATTACCATCTTCAACTCTTATATTGTTAGATTCAATAAGTCTTGCTATACATGAATCAAATTCATTTTCCTTTTGCTCAGAATTTGCGACTGACTTTCTAACTTCCTCTAATTTCATAGATTTCTTATTTTTATTAATAAGAAAAAACAAAATATCATCAGGTTCTATTGTATCAAGGTTTAGATACTGTCCTGTTATATATTTTAATTTTAAATTATTGACATCTACCATACTACTGTTTTAAGATATTATTCATTTGATTTTCGAAATCATTTGTTGCCTCTACACTTTTATCATTATCTTCCAAATTATTTTCACTTTCAATAAATTCTGTTCTATATTGGAATAATGGTTTAATTATTTTTTCATCAATTTGTTTAAGAGTATCGGTATCAAAAACAGTCTTGTTAAATAATTGGTTAAATTCAACACACCTGTTAAGATGCTTAACACAGTATTGGTTAGACGTTGATTGTGGCTTGCATATTTTGCGTTCTTCTTTTACCACATTGCCATCTTTAATTTTCTCTGCTACAAATTTTTCAGTAAATTTAAAAGATTGATCAAGTTTAAGATTAAACTTTATATCGCTTGATGAACCCTCATTCATGAAAACGAATTCACTGTATTCATATTTCTTATTATTTATAGAATCCAAAATTGGCTTTTTAAACTTGAATTTTTGGTTCTTGTCAATATTGATCTTGGCATTACCCATAACAAACAAATCATCATTGCTTATTGAACCCTGAATCCATTTAGTAAATGCCTGATCTGAATAAATATCATTCAATTGCATTTTTTCCTTTAAGAATACTGTATCAAATTCAAGGTTAACGTTATGACCGCTATCTTCCAAAAATCCTATAAGATTTGGTAAACATATTTGTTGGTCTGTATTAGAGTCAAATTCTATACAACCATTATCCAAATCGTCTTCAAACGATGGTTGGAATGATTCTTCTTTGCTTTTAGCAAGTTGTGCCGAAAGCAATTTTGTAGAAAATTTTGTAGAAAGTATGGTTTCAACAGTCACCAATTTCTTTGAAATAAGTTCCTGAGCAGTACTCATGTAGTCAACCATTTTACCTTTAGTTATACCACACACATCCCATGAAATGAATTCCTCAAGCCCCAAAAATCTGTTGATACCTTTTGTAAAAGAAATATAAAAAGTAACAGGTCTGTGCATTGAAAAACGGGACTCCATAATTTCAGCCGTAACGATTATACCTTGTTTCTGCTTATTTTCATCTTTATCAAAGGTTTTACGAAGATTAATAACAATAGATGGCATATACATTGAGCCTTTACCACCCGATATTGTTTTAACTTTCTGATGAAATTCCTCTTTTTCATAAGTATGTGCCGTACAAACCATTGGTATACCTAATTTTCCGAACCTTGGTATCAAAAGATTGTACATTACCTTAAGTTCTTTGGCAACTGTACCCATATCAGTTTTCATTTCACCTTCCAAAGCATCGGCTAATTGTTTTGATGAATTAAGAGATGTAACTGAATCAATAAAAACAGCTACTTTTGGAATTGACTTTTTCTGATCTAAAGGTAATTTTTTATTTTCTGCAGTGATTTTTACTGCTGTATCCATCAATGATTGAGTTAATTGAACCATCGGTGATGTAATTTCGTTTATGGTTTCAGGAACAATAATACGACAATTTTCAGGGTCTATACCCTGACCAATATATCTTTCCTTGCTGTGTGCGTGCTCAGAATCAAATATAATTGGATAATATCCTAACATTTGACAAAATCTTATAATATCCAACACTATATAGCTTTTTCCTGTCTTTGGGTCACCCGAAATCATAACACAATGCCCACTTGGAACACCACCAAAAAGTGAGCCACTCATACAAGCCGAAAGCACAAATGAACCACTTGGAATAAATTCAATATCAGGTTGATCAATCATAGATATTGAATCATCAGGTAAGAATTGTCCAATAAAATTACTGACATCTGAAAGTTTGGCTGAATCGCCTACGAAAAATTGCTTTGCCATAATATTTTTATTATATCGTTATTTTAATATCTTATATTTCTTGGATATTAAAATATTCATTATTAGACAATTAAACGCCTGTAAATTTTTATATTTACAGGCGTTTAAGTATATAGTCTAAATGTAATTTATATAATACTAAAATAATTTATATCTTCAGTTAATAATTTTATAGTATCAGAATTATTAATATCATACGTTACATTTCTGAAAGGTTTTGTATTGTTAATTAATTGATTAACATCATTATTAACATTTTCCAATTCTTTAAAGCTGTATTTCCAACATTTGAATGTTATAAGGTTATTATTTTTTCTTAATTCTATAATTTTATACGCACGAAATCTGTTTATTATAACAGTTTCCTCTGTTTCCATAAGTTTATTGATAATATCTTCTGTAGATTCATCATCGTCTGCAATATAGCTTTCAAGTATTTTCCTTATATCAGCCGATTCATTAATCTTATGCATTTTCTTATCAATAATTAGAGATTTTTCAAAAACACCAAACTTGTTAATAATAACAGGCTTTATAAGCTTACCTTTAAAATTAAATTCTCTACCCTCGTTTATATCAATATGGTTTTCAAGGTCGTTACTATCATCATCTTTCTTTATATTAGTAAGACCTTCAATGTTGCCGAGTTCAGTTGATATTTCCGATACAACTTTGTCAATAATTTTATCGGATTTTTCTGTGTCGGAAAGTTTTTGTATTTGTTCTTTTTTACCCAAAAGCAACAAATAAACCTCTTCTATATCAGCATTATATCTTATTTCATCAGGAAGTGATTCAATTTTTTTAATGTTTCTTTGTATTATTTCAAGTTCCTGTATATATTCTTCATCATTTTCAGAAACTATGCTATCAAAGTTAAATGAATTATCTTGCTCTCCATCCATGTTTTCACCATCCACATTTTCAGTGTTGATATTATTGGCATCCACATTTTCAGTATCAGTATTTTTGGTATCAAGATTATCATCATTATTATTTTCAGCATCATCTACTTTTGAAATATCAAAATCCTCGTTTATTGGCTCAGTATTAAAGTATGAATTCAAATCAATTCCATAAGAATTGAGGATGTATTCTTGAACATTATCATCATACTTGAACATTTCATCAATACTGTTTATTTCATCTACAACGATAATATAAATACAATCACCTAAAAATACAACGCTTATAGTTGAATATACATCCTCAAGCTTAATCGAAAATCCTTTTAACGGGGTTTCCTCAGATGATATATAATTCTCAGCACCTTCAAAAATTTTCTCACCTTGAGTTACAACAAGTGAATTTTTATTACTTTTTGCTATAAAATCAATAGCTTCTTCTATAATTACGTTTCTGCCATTATTTGTGTTTGTTACCGATGCAACAGATTGAGTTGATGGGTCTATTGATATTATATCATTATACAAATCAAGTACCCTCATACTACCACCATCATCATTCATAGTTTTTACCAAATCCTCAGGATTTATGTATTTTAACACATATTGAGGTATAACAGTAGGTGGTAAGAATCTTGCATTAACAAGCTTTTTATAAACTCCTGAATCATCAGAACCTTCTGTTTTAATTAAATTAATAAGCCCCGCCAATAACACAGCTGATGCATTTTTAACGGTAAGTGTATATTGTTTCATTATTTCCTCAGCATTTGATTTAATTACGTTTTCTGAATCACCCTGAACACCAACCAAATATTTTTGATTTTCTTTGTTGTTGAATAAATAGTAATTACCATCAGTATCAACAGATATGAGTAAAGTGTTATCATATTCAAGAAAATAGCTATTATCTTTATTAATCCAATTCATAATAAAATATTTTGTTTATATTATTTATTTTCGAAAGATTATTATATTAATTAAATTCAATATTAATACAAAGACATTTTATTATAAAATACATTTTGACCACCAATAATACTATATTTGGTGGTCAAATTATTAATAATATAATGTGCGTTATTATCCTGCAAGTAAGTCCTTTTGATTTTCACATTGAAACTTAAACCCTGTGATTTTGTAAATACCTTCGGTAGTTTGGTTCAAATTCCAAGCGGGTAATTGTGTTATAGGGAAGAAAATAGGAATATCATAATATTTAATAAGTTGACCTATTTTGTTTGTAATTTCAACAGTTGCAGACCCTGTATGATCTCTCTTAAGTGTCTGTAATCCTGTTGCGGGGTCATATGAAAGCTTTGACCAATCCCTAAGTAAATCGTATGGGTAGGGTATAAGTGTATCAGGGTTAACATTTACCTCAAAATCAAATGTTAGTGCCATTTTTGTATCAACAATAGTTCCCAAAAATGTTCTATCATGGTGTTTATATTTTTGAGAAACAGTTCCTGGAATTTTATCATTATCAAGTCCATCAATTTTAAGATGTTGTTCCAACAATAATGAGGCATTTCCATATTTTTGTTGTAAAGAAGCGGGTAATATGATATTAGCTTTATATCTAGTCAGGAATACAGGTTCATCTAGATTAACCGCTGCTCTTGAGCCTGAAAATTTATAGTTTTCCATAATATAATAAATTTTTGATATTATTGTTTTAATTATTTAGTAAAATTTTGTATACTATAACACAACCTTTTTTTAATCTGTATACATGATTCCAAGCGATGCAGAATTTAATTGGTAGTCCATAAGATATTTATCCACTTCTTTTATCATATCTTTACCATCACTTTTAATTTCCGTAAAATTTATTTTATAACCACCAATCAATTTTTGATCTGTGAATGCTACGATATTGGCGAATGACACTTTACATTTACCAAGGCAATATTTCTTAAACATCACATCATTATATAACATTTCTTCGGGTATTTTCATACTACATTCAGCAAGTACACTTGATTTCATATCTTGACCATCAACCGTTATCATATGGGTATTCTGATTAAAATCATATATCAAATCTTTAACCATAAAATTTGTTAAAAATGATGTATAAAAATTATATGTTATGGCTGTAAGCATAGCACCTGAATCACCCGCTATACCCATTGCAAAATTCCAATTGGTTTGCTTAAAATCTGTGTCTTTACCTGTATACAAGCCATCATTAAAATTACCTGACAATGTGCGTATTCTAGTTATAGCATGAGTAGCATCAGGCATAGCTATTTGTCGCTTTGCCTTGAACAATGGTGTATTAAATGCTGTTTGTCTTATTACTATATAGCAAAATTCATGAGATAAATCAGATAACTCATAATAATAATCCCTTGTGTTATTAATTATGGTTTCAATTCTATGGACTTTAGGTGAGGCGGGAATAGTACCACCCTCAGTTAATTCATCGATTAACCAATTTACAAATTCTTTCTTTGTCATACAAATAATTTATTAATATCAATATTGTTGGCTTCACATTCAAAAAGAAGAATTTGTAAAATCTTGGTTAACAGTTCTTCATCATTTTCGCTTTCATTATTTGTGTACCATTCCTCTATTAGTTCATAAAAGCTATATTCATCACATGGTATAGGAAGAATATCACTTTTATAAGTTTTAGATGAACATATGTTGTGTATGGCTTTAGCATACATATCTTTGGAGTAAATATTTATGCTATTATTGAGAAGTACGGTTGAAAGTAAAGTGTATAATTCATCCTTTTCATTACTTTCAGTTACAAAATTTTTGATTACATCTATATTATTGCGTTTATATTCTTTATCTGTATATTCAAAATCATTATTTTCAATTTTATATGAAAACGTTATTCCATCATGAGATATACAGAATATTTTTATAAAGCTATTATCTATAACAAATCCACGGTGTCCACGTTTAATAATTTTCACACGGTAATTTGGAGAGTACACTGTTAATTGGTCACATGTTAATATAGCTTCTTTCATAAACGTAAAATTACACTTTGTTTTTATTATTTATTTTATAAATTGTTTTTGTTAACCAATATTCAAATTTGGTTAACCAATTTTTAGATTTTATGTTTGAATAATACAGTTCAAATATTGGAATGTGATTGAATTCTGAGGTTTCTTTGTTGAGTATTTCTATACCAGTATCGGCAGTTACACAGTTATGCACTTTGATACCATTAGCAACGAATACATGCATTTTGTTACTTATAGTTAAGTCAAATACTCTATGAAATCCCAATATTTTTTCTATCGATTTTACCTCCTCACAGAATCCACCTGAATTTATAACACTATATTTGCTGCCTGTATGCATATCAATTTTGTGTTTGAGATCAGCAATAGAAAAAAATTTATCATTTCCTTTTAACACCTCTGTAACCTGATATATAGGAAGTATATGGTCTTGGGTGGCATATAAGGTTTTACCACCATATGTTTCAAGTTTGTATAATCTTTTTATACCTGTGTAATGAACATGGGTTATTTTTGACTCTTGATCTTCATCTATGTTTACAAAATACCCAAATTTACTTATGTTATAAGACCTATATTCCTTATAAATCATAAAATATTCTAAGACCTCTATTAATTTAATAGAGGTCTTATATACACATATTTTTAAATTATTTAACAATATTATCATACGCCAATTTATAATCCTCGTTAGTCATTTCGAAGATTGTTTTAATTCTATCCTTTTTAACTATTGATATTATCTCACTATCAGACATATATCCTACCTTGCTAATATATTCAGATATTTTTTTATATGCATCACAGCTATCATTTGAAACATAAAAATTGTTGGTTGCTGTTTTATTACCTTCACCCGTACTAAATTTAACGGCTACTTTGTAATAAAAATCGCTATCATCACCAACAACACCCTCAATTTCTTCCTTCAATATCTTTTTGAATTCAAGTTGCTTTCTGTTTTCAATAGATATACATTCTTTACATATCATATCAAGATTTATAAGTTCCTTGAATATATTTTCAGCATCTGTATAATTTAGTGCGGGAATATAATATTCTTGTGTCTTTGGTACTATTCCGAAGTCCGTTTTGGTTTCTTCTTTAATCAGTGCTTTGAAGTACATCATAGTTTTTAAATTTTAATTTTGTTAATAGTCTTTAGATATATTTATTTTTATTTGTTCAACCTCGAATTCCTCAGATACATAATAGGAGTAACGTTCCTTTCCCCATTTATGCATATAAGATACAATTGACTCCAATTTACCTGTTGTCAAATTTTGTTTCTTTGTGTTAGTAGATTCAACTACATCATAAATATATGTCATATCTTTACCCTCATAAAGACGTGCCAATCTACCCATAGTTTGATTATTAGTTGTACTAGATTTAAATGCCTCACCATACAAAATATTAACTAAGTTTTTGATTGATTGACCCGTTGAGAAAGTTAAATAGTTTGCAACCAATATACAGTTACCCTCAGTATGATTTTTAATTTCGCTTTTTATTATTTCTCTTGTTGATACCTCTACATCACCATCGATAAAATATATCTTTTTACCAAGGTTTTGGTATATATTAAGTTCAATAAGCCTTTCATATATTTGTTTGCCATATCCACCTTTCTTGTCTGTAAAATAAACTAATGTGTTTCCTTTCATTTTACTAACCAATTGACATTTCCATTCAAAAAGTCTTCTGTGTGATCTTACAAATTGCTGTTCATACCTTAATTTTTTCTCAGGGTCATCTATATATTCCTTATCAATAGCTAATTGCAATTTTTCCTTATCACTAGCAAAATCAATTATTATTTGTTTTATTTTACAATCTGTTGTAGCACCTGCAGAAACCAAATCCCTCTTTGAAATTATGTATGATATAAGACCAAAATTATCCTCGTTTGTGAAATGTTCAGAATTATCACCAACCTTTGGGTGTGAGCCTGATAGACCAACTCTGTTCATAAGTACACCACAATTTTTAATTATATTCATTATGGATGATGATGTAGACCTATGAGATTCATCACAAAATACTGTATCAAATTTAGATAAAAAAGTTTCATCTAAATTTGCCAAAGTTTGAAAATTACCAATTATATGATCAAATTTACCTATATTCTTTTTATCCTTTGAATCACCATAAGCCATACCCATCTTAAGGTTGAATCTACCATTTGAATAGTCAGTAAATTCTTGATATGTTTGTATTACATATTGTGGGTCAGGCTCTATAATAAGTATGTGATGTGCCTGACCTGTATATCTAAGAAGCATCATTAGTAAATACATGGTAAGTGTTTTACCACCACCCGTACCAACATCAAGTCTTGAGAACCTATATTTATAAGCATTGTATATCGATTCTACTTGGTAATCATAAGGAACTATATCATCGATATGTTCTGTCATGCTGTAGCAAAATTTTTTAACCTGATCATAAGTTATATTATCTCTTATTAGATTATCAAAATTTTGAAGTTGTATAGGAAATCCAAATCTTTCACACATAGTCATTAAATTAGACCATTGTGTTGACTTTAATTTATCAGCACCTATCATATAGTTTATAATACCATCAAGTCTTTTACCTTTAGCTTTCAATTTCTTTTGTAGAAAATGGAAATTATCTATTTTCTTCCTGAAGTAAACAGATGTTTGTAATTGTTCAGCCTCTGTTTCAAAAAACAGAGTTATATATTGTAAATCATCAGATAGTTTAGCAATCATATTAATTTATATTATTTCTGTGTATAAACAAGTATCTTTCATCAAGTCTTTCAACATCATAAATATATGTGAATAATGCAATTATAAATTTATTGTCTTTGTCTTTACAACCGAACCTTTTATAATTTTTAAAGTATTCACATGCTTTAGATACTATATATTTGTTGCTACTTGTTATAAGTAGTTCAAACACCTCGTTAAACTCCCTAGTTTCTATATATTTCATATTATATTCTTTCCTGAATTCAATCAGCTCTTTATATGTACTACATGCACGATTATGTATACGTTGCCTCCAATAGTCTATCCTTAAGTCAAGATAAATTATTATAATTTTAGTAATACTATAGACGATAACGTATGCACATATTCCACATAAAAATGCACTCATAAATGCATCTTTAATACACGATATGCTTGCCAAAAAAATACACAAAAACACAACAGACATGCATATTTCCCACAAAGCAGCCTCTTTTTTTAATGTTTCTTTTATGTGCTTAAATATTAAATTTCCCATAATTTATAATTTTTGGTATTCTTCTAATTTTAATACTAATTCATGCCCAAACGTCATATCGGAAATATTTTTAATTGTTTCAACTAGAAAATTTATATGATTTTCAAGTAGTGATATACAATATTGATACTGTGAAAGATTTGATTCTAAAAATATCTTTCTTTCTGTATCGTTTGATGGCTTTATACCATCAGGATTGTTTCCGAATTTATATTTTTTGATTTCTTTTTCCTTAATAACAGCCACATCCTTTGACAACCATATTAAATCATCAATAATACACTGTTTCCGTATTATGATTGTCTGTCTATCATAATAAAACCTGTTTTTTGATTTTGATAGAAGTACAACATTTTTCAAATTATAACTAAGGTCTTGTATGTTTTTGGATATTTTTTGAACATCATGTTCCTTCCTTTCTTCAATAAAAACTGATATTTCAGATATATGATTTGATAATATATTAGAATTTATGAGGCTTTTAATTGGTTTATTGAGGTCATATATGTTTTCAGAAGATTCCGACATTTTTGGTGTTTTTATTTTTATTATCAATAATGGTGGTTTTTTTCACAGGTATAATGTTGGAAATTTTAGCTTTAGGAATAGACATATTCCTAAAGCTAAAATCAATTTCCAAATCATTATCAAATTTAAGTAGTTTTTTAACCTTTTTCATTACCTGATCTCATGTTTGTTATTTTAATTTCAGAAAAATTATTATCCACAGTCATTTCTATTTTATTATCAAAAAATGTAGGATTAATTAATGAATGATTTACCAAGAACACATCCATATTTAAACCATCTACTATTTCTTTTTTGGTTATTTCAAGTATTATTGGTAACATTGAAACATGTAATGAAGAAAATATTTCATCAAGGAAAACAACATTAAGATTTGTGCATTTGTTTTTAATAAATTTGATTATTGTGATAATGATTGAATAATCAATCATTTTGGATTGACCTAGAGATATCGTTCTGTATGAAACATCGTTCCCAAATCTGTATATAGCGGGTTTGAATTCATCATCAAACTTT